TGAATATCAAACAACAGTATTAGTTAATAATACTACTGATATTAACGGGGCCGTCGGTGATATCTCTACTCAGAGTATTACTTTCACCTGCAACTCAGTAATCGTAGTAGACACAACTCCATAACAAACTAGAAAAGGGGCACACAATGGCACGACTCAAAATAACAAGGGCTACCGGCGAGGTAACAGAGCATCAAATCACGCCGAGAATTGAGTACGCCTTTGAGCTCTACGCAAAAAAAGGTTTTCATAAAGCCTTTCGTGACGATGAAAAGCAGACCGATTTATTTTGGTTGGCTTGGGAGTGTATTAGGACTAGCGGCGAAACCGTAAAAAGTTTTGGCCCTGAGTTTTTAGATACATTAACTCGAGTCGAGGTATTAGACGACGAGCCTTTAAGCTAGGGCGGGACTCTCTAACTCACTTGGTAGCGCAACTATCAATAAGGTTAGGGATCCCGCCTCAAGCGGTACTAGATCTCGAGCCCGAGATGTTTAAGATGTTAGTAAGAGTATTAAACGAGCAAGCTGAGGAGTCTAAAAATGTCCGTACAACTAAACGGGTATAAAGAGACTCTACGCGCGATCCGTAAAATAGATCCCGAGCTATTAAAAGAGATGAATAAAGAGATTAAGGGAATTATGATCCCGATACGCGACAAGGCGCGGGGCTATGCTCCGACCGCTGCGCCGGGTGGGCTTTATAATTGGGACGAGGGCACCGTAGGTAAAAAGATTACGGCTCGTAACTCTGCATTTAGGACTTTTAATACCGAGGGACGTTTACGCCGTTTTCCCTTTTATGATGCTGAGGCAGCTCGTAAAGGGATCTATTACTCAGCGGCTCCTAGTGAGCGTAATAAAAACGGATTTAGAGCTATGTACTACATCGCTAATAAATCTGCCTCAGGTGCAATTTATGAGACCGCCGGCCGTACTAACCCGGGCGGATCTCCTAAGAGTAAATCTAATAACCCTAACGCCGGCGCTAATTTTGTTAGCCGCATGGGTCCTCTATATGGCGATAGTAGAGAAAACCGCGGCCGCATGATCTTTAGAGCATGGGCAGAGGATCAAGGCAAGGTACAAGGATCGGTAATTAAAGCTATAGAAAATACCGTAAAGGCCTTTAACCAAGGTCGTTACGCTAAGGCGGCATAATGAGAAACCTACCTAGCCTCGTCGTAAGTGCCGTATCTACATGGGACGGTAAAGCCTTAGCTAAGGGCCAAAAGCAATTAGGCGGCTTTGAGAAAGGCATTAAAAGCGTAGCTAAAACTCTAGGCGTTACTTTTGGCGCTGCGGCTATGTTGGCCTACGGTAAAAATGCCGTTAAAGCTTTTGCCGAAAATGAAAAGTCAGCCAAGCGCCTCGAGACAGTATTAAAAAATCTAGGTCTAGCTTTTGATACGGATATTATCGAAAAGCGATTAGGCGATATCTCGGCCAAGTTTGGTTACGAGGGCGAGGTATTACGCGAGGCTTTTCAGAAACTTATAACCGTAACCGGTGATACCTCTAAAGCTCAGGATCTACTAAATCTATCGCTAGATGTAGCGGCAGGATCGGGTCAAGATTTATTAACCGTAAATCAGGATCTCGCAGCTCTATACGTCGGCAACACTAAAGGCCTTAGAAAATATAACCTCGGCCTAACACAAACAGAGTTAAAGACTCTAGATGTTAATGATGCCGTCCAATTACTAACAAAGACTTTTGCAGGAGCAGGTACGGCCGAGCTTGATACTTACGCGGGTAAAATGCGCGTACTTAAGGAGGCAGCCGGTAACGCTCAGGAGATCATAGGTAAAGGTCTAGTAGATGCTTTATCCGGTCTAGGCGAGGATGACTCGGTAGCCAAGTTAGCCTCCAATATGGAAAAAGCCGCCGAAAGTACGGCGGATGTTATTCGGGGTATTGGAATATTGGCAGAAAAATTAAAGAGTATTCCCGGCTTTGATACTAAGGATTGGGAGTATGTTTACAATATCTCCTATCTAAAGTTTATTAAAGATTTAGGTAAAGCCGATAGAATTAAGCCTCGACCTTTTACTACACCTATGACCGTATCAGGTGCTACCGATGCGCAAGTAAAGGCGGACAAAGCTAGAGCGGCAGCGGCGGCCGCAGCTGCTAAACGCGAAAAAGAGCGCCTAGCTTTATTAAAAAAGCAAGAATTAGCAGAAAAAAATAAACTTTCGTTATCAAAGGCAGCGGCAGCGTTTGACACTAACCGTATCTCTATCGCCGCAGCTCTACGCTCTACCTACGATAAGGAGACGATCCTACGCCTCGAGGCTTTACAGGCTATTGAGGAGGATAACGGCGACCTAGCTCTAAAGAAAATTGGTGAGCTCGCAGCTTTTCAGAAAAACGCAGATCTAGATAAGTTAGCCGGTATCAAACAGATCGGCGAGGCAACTCTTAACGAGCTTAATACTCGACTCTTAACAGAGCTTAGGGTTATTAATGCTAGCGAGATGGCCGAAGGCGATAAAGAGCTAAAGCGTGAAGAGGCGTTTAAGAAGTACAACGCCGCTATCGAGGCAGCTGGTCAGCTAGCGGCTAAAGAGCAATACTCAGAGCGTACTCAGATACAACTAACCGAGATCGCGCGCCTTGCATCTCAAAGCAATACGACAAACGCTCTAAAGACTCAGGTATTACTACGCGAGCAAGCCGAGCTATCTATGATCGATCGCGTGGCCGCAGCTCAGAAAAAAGCGGACGATGCGCGCCTATCTGCTCTACAGACTTATATTAATTTACTTAACAAAGCCGGTACAGGTCCAAGCGCTAACACCGCAACGATCGAGAAAATGTCACCGGCTCAAGCTGAGGCGGCACTAGCTAAAGAGCCTACAAGCGTACCTACCGCTCTTACACCTGCTCAGATCTCAGGGCTACGTTATGCAGCTCAAGGGCAAGCCGCTTATGAAAACTCACTAGCTAAGATATCGCTCACCGACCAAGTAGCTCAAGGCTCATTTACTCAAGGCCGTGAGGCCGGCTTATCGGTGGCAGCGGCAGCAAGTGGAGCTCGTTATGCAGCTCAAGCTGCGGCTACTTATAACCTTAATTTTAATGCTGGGGTAATTGCTCAACAGGATGAGTTTGTGGTCCTAGTGCAAGATACGATCCAACGCCTTAACCGTGGAGGAGATCCACTTACAACGGCGGGTACCCTATGACCGTCCCGGTAATTAACGCGGTTATTAACTTTTCTACGGGTCCGGCTTTTGCTCAAGCTATGATCCTTGGTGCAGGGCAATTAGGTACTAACGTGCTCGCAGACTCAGAGGCTTTAATCGTAGACGTATCAGATCAAGTAGACGGTATTACAACTATGCGAGGCCGTAACGCTCAGGCGGACGTATTCCAAACCGGTACCCTAACTCTACGTATCGTCGATCAAAATGGAGACTTTAACCCTCAAAATCCGGATGGACCGTATTACGGTTTACTTACACCTCTACGTAAGGTACAGATTACGGCTACCTATGCAGGTATCGAGTATCCAATTTTTAGCGGTTTTATTACTAGCTACACAACTACTACGCCTAAAATGGCTACAGATGTAGTTTATACAACCATTACCGCCGTCGATGCTTTTAGACTTTTCCAAAATAGTCAGATATCTACGGTTACTCTAGCCGAGGCCGGTGACTTACCGGGCGAGCGCGTAAACGCTATTCTCGACGAGATCGCTTGGCCTCCATCTATGCGTGAGATTCAATACGGAGACACAATTTTCCAAGCGGACCCGGGCACACCGCGCACCGCGTTACAAGCTCTACAAACGGCCACGATCTCCGAGTACGGCGCTTTATATATTAATGCTCGAGGATCCGTAGAGCTGCACGATCGCGCCTTTTGTATCGACTCTCAAGCTTTCCCGCCGGTAGTGTTTAACGATGACGGTAGCGAGATTACTTATTTTAACGCCGTTTGGCGCTTAGATGATACTCAGGTTTATAACTCTGCCTCGATTACAAAGATCGGCGGTACCGCTCAGATCGCTCAGGATCAGGACTCGATAGATGAGTATTTTATCCACTCATATAACCAAACTAATTTAGTGATGGAGACAGATCAAGCCGCACTCGATTACGCACGGGCTTACGTAGCTAGCCGTAAAAATACTCGTACTCGCTGCGATGCTATCGAGTTAGACCTTTACACGCCGGACTATAACGCCGGCATTATTGCCGCGCTTGATTTAGATTTTTTTGATCCGGTCGAGATTACGACTAATCAGCCTGGTAATTCAACGCTCCAACAGACTTTACAAGTGTTTGGCGTAGTACACCGAGTAACGCCTAACTCATGGAAAACGACATTTACAACACTAGAGCCGATTATCGACGGCTTTATATTAGACTCGTCACTATATGGAGTGCTCGATACCTCCGTATTAGCATACTAAGGAGCAAGAGATGGCAGCTGGTCTAGGTTTTAAGACCTTTACAACCGGTGAGGTATTAACGGCCGGCGATGTAAACGGCTACCTCATGCAGGGCATTAACGTATTTACAAACGCAACCGCTCGAGATGCGGCTATCACCGCACCGGCCGAAGGTCAGTTTGCATTTACAAAAGATAATAACTCTTTATGGTATTACGACGGTGCAGCGTGGGTAGCCTCAGGGGCAACCGGTGATATCGAGGGAGTTACGGCGGGTGTAGGTATCAGCGGCGGAGGTACTAGCGGTACCGTAACCGTTACTAACTCAATGGCTACTGCTATCGATGCTAAAGGTGATTTAGTACCCGGGACAGGTGCGGATACTTTTGCACGTTTGGCGGTGGG